GTTTCTCCGGAAGTTGAAAAACAGGTAAAAAAGTTAGTTGATAAAGGTGGTCGTTGGTATACACAAGAAGAGTTTGTTCACGAGTGGGGTCAAGAACTCGAAGATAAATATGAACCATTTGCATAGAAAAGAATTATTTGTTCGTTGGTATGGATGGTCTCTGAAGTATAAAGATGTTGATCCTGCAGTTTGGTTAACAAATTATCTAAACAAAAGATACGAGCACAATGAAGAACAACGATACTGGTTTGCATGGTTATATGGTAATACATATTATTTACCAACCAGTTGGGTATTGATGAATGAATTTCCTGACTTTGAACTCGCGACTTACGATAGGATAAAAGAATGGAACACTCTTAATTATAAAAAACTTCGTTATCAGACCGATACAAAATGGTCAAAGGGACATCTCCCTGAGATGTTTAAATCTTATAAAGAACTGATAGGTAATAAATCCCAAAAACAATTCTTTGAATCTTTTGATGGATTTGATGATTTGTTTAAATATGTAAAAGAAAAACAGTTTAAGTTTGGTAGATACTCTACTTGGTTTTATGTTCAACATCTGGAAGCAACATGTGGGATGCATCATATAAACCCTAAAACTTTACTTCTTGATGATCATAGTGGTAGTCGTAGTCATCGTAATGGATTATGTATGGCATTAGGAAAAGATGACTGGTATGATAAAAAACTTGATAAAAAGCAGATATATACTTTAGAGGGAAATGGTTCTGATATCCTGATTGAGATGAAAGAAAGATTTCCTGAGTATCAAAGTGAAATAAATCCTTTCACGATGGAGACAGTTCTTTGTTCTTTCAAAAAAATATTTCGTAAACATCACGGAAGATATCTGGGTTATTATCTCGATCGTCAAGCAGAGGAGATAACACGAGTATCTAAAGATGGTTGGGATGGTATTGAGTGGAATGTTCTATGGCAAGCGAGAGCAGAGACACTTGATCGTAGACTTACTTCTAAAGGTGGTATTGTCAAGGAAAAGTATGATACATTTGTAGACACAGGTCATCTTGATAGGATGGAATGGATGTTTGCAGATATTCAAAAAACTCCTTCACCTTTAGAGAATTTTATGATATAATTATGATATGAAAAAATTACTAGCAATAATTGGTGCACCAGGAACTGGTAAGACGACATTGATGCGTGAGTGGATGAGATCTCGAAACTGGAGTGAGGATCGACCTGTTGATCTTTTAGACTCGCATGTATCAGGAGATATTCGTGTTCTTGGTAAATATAACAACGATGATACATTTGGTGGTACAGACAAACTATCGATGGCAGTTCAACCAAAAGCAGTCGAGTATCTAAATGATGCATCACCTATTACAATATTTGAGGGAGATAGATTAACGTCTATAAAATTCTTTCAGGTAGCAGAAAAATTAAACTTCAAAATTAAAATAATTATGCTGACTGTTCCAGATGACATTCGTGAGCAAAGATACGAAGAACGTGGTAGCAATCAAAATGAAACGTGGTTAAATGGTAGATTAACAAAAGTCAAAAATGTATCAAATGCATTTTCAGGGAATCCTTTATTTGATGAACCAAGTCTAGTAGAGGAGCATGAGCATAAAAACTCTGAAGATACTCAGTCAATAATTAATGTAATAGAAAATTATGTATTAGAAGAAGGGGGAATATCATGACACATGAACCATATCACGATTATATGGCAAGAAGGTTGAAAGAAAATAAACCAGAAAAAAATGTAGATGAAAGAGATCAAGAAATAANTTTCTTAAAACAAAGAATTCAAAAACTTGAAACTGATATGGCACATATCTTACAAAGACACGAATAACCTTTACTTATTTGCTAAAATATAGTATAATAGTAAAAAATATACAAGGATACATTATATGTCAATTATGGATAAATTGAAGAAGAACAGTAAAGTTAAATTTACTGAAGTTTTATCTGACTCAAAGTTCTTCACTGAAAAAGATATGGTAAAAACAGACGTACCTATGATAAATGTCGCATTGTCTGGTTCTACTGAGGGTGGTCTTGCTCCTGGACTTACAGTTCTTGCTGGTCCATCTAAACATTTCAAAACTTCGTTTGCACTTATTATGGCATCAGCTTATTTGAAAAAATATGAAGATGCTGTATTATTGTTTTATGACTCAGAGTTTGGTTCTCCACAATCATACTTCGAAAACTTTGACATAGATACTTCTCGTGTACTTCATACTCCGATCACTAACGTAGAAGAACTCAAGTTTGATATTATTGCTCAACTTGAAGGGATAGAACGTGGTGATAAAGTTTGTATCGTAGTTGATTCAGTTGGCAACCTTGCTTCCAAAAAAGAACTTGATGATGCTATTAATGAAAAGTCTGTTGCTGATATGTCAAGAGCAAAAGCACTCAAAGGTTTATTCCGTATGTGTACACCATATCTTAATATGAAAGATATTCCAATGATTGCAGTGAATCATACATACAAAGAAATAGGATTATTCCCAAGAGATATAGTATCTGGTGGAACTGGTATTTATTATAGTGCCGATAACATCTGGATACTTGGTCGACAACAAGATAAATCAAGTGGTGAAATTAAAGGTTATCACTTTGTAATTAATGTGGAGAAATCACGTTATGTTAAAGAAAAGTCTAAGATTCCCATTAGTGTTAGTTGGGATGGTGGAGTACAGAAGTGGTCTGGTCTTCTTGATGTTGCTATCGAAGGTAAATATGTGGCTAAGCCGTCGAATGGCTGGTATTGCCAAGTTAGCCAACAAACTGGCGAACTACTTGAACCAAAAGTACGACAAGTAGATACACTAAAAGAGTCTTTTTGGACACCTATATTTGCCGAAGGATTTGAAGATTATCTTAAGAAAAGATTTGAAATAGGTCACGGAAGCATACTTAACTCTGAAGATTGTTAAATGAGTAAACTTGAAAATATAGATTACGAATTGATTCTATCTGAAAACAATCAAGATGATTGGAATATTCGTATTCTTACAGGAACATTTGTTGAAACAGTTATAAAATTTGGTGCTATTCGATTTAATGAAGTTGAAGACAATATGTCTTTTAGTTTCGAAATTATTTTTTCACCAGATACAAACGTTTCAACAGATGATATAGATCTTCAAGTTGAAGCAGGAGAGATACTTCAATCTGTTATATCTATTGGTTTGGATGAAGGATCAGTTATTATGAAAGAGAGAGATATTGCAAACTAACATTGAACAAACTATTCTTAGAAATCTTTTCACCGATGAGAAGTATATGAGAAAAGTTTTACCTTTTATTAAACCAGATTATTTCCAAGGTGTGTATAGAACCTTATTCAAAGAAGCAGGTAAATACGTCGCAAAATATAATAAACTTCCTACATCCGAAACTCTCATCATAGAACTACAAGAATCTAGTAATATGTCTGATGAGCAGTTTCAGATGTCTATGGATATTGTTCCTCAATTATTCTTAATAGAAAAAATAGATCAAGATTGGTTGACAGACTCAACTGAGAAGTGGTGTCAAGACAGAGCAATACATAATGCTATTATGGAGTCTATTAGTATTATCGATGGTAAACACGACTCTCTTACAAAAGGTGCTTTGCCTGATCTATTATCAAAGGCACTTGGTGTTGCCTTTGATACAAATGTAGGACATGATTATGTTGAAAACGCAGAAGAAAGATACGAATTCTACCACACCGAAGAAGACAGAATACCTTTTGATCTTGAATTTTTTAATAAGATTACAAAAGGTGGAGTCCCAAATAAAACTCTTAACATTGCTCTTGCTGGCACTGGTGTTGGTAAATCTTTATTTATGTGTCATGTTGCTGCGAGTGCACTCGTAGATGGTAAAAATGTTTTATATATAACGATGGAGATGGCAGAAGAACGCATAGCAGAACGTATTGACGCAAACTTATTGAATGTTCCTATTGACCAACTTGAAAATATGTCAAAAAATATGTTCACCAAAAAAGTTCAAGACTTATCTCGTAAGACGACTGGTAAACTTATTGTAAAGGAATATCCTACTGGTTCTGCACACTCTGGACACTTTCGTGGTTTACTAAATGAATTAAAACTTAAGAAACAATTTGAACCAGATGTCATCTTTATAGATTATTTAAATATTTGCGCTTCATCTCGAATGAAAGCGATGGGAGGATCAATCAATTCATACACTTACATTAAAGCGATTGCTGAAGAGTTACGTGGTCTTGCAGTCGAATTCAACTTACCGATCTTCTCTGCAACGCAAACGACTCGTTCTGGTTATAGTAACTCGGATGTTGGGCTTGAAGATACGTCCGAGTCTTTTGGACTACCCGCTACAGCAGATTTAATGTTTGCTTTGATCTCTACTGAAGAACTTGAAAGAGAAGGGCAGATGATGGTCAAACAGTTGAAGAATAGA